CATTATTAGGCGTATCTGTTCCCAAATTTACGTTGGGACCCGTAAGCGTCCGGGGAATACAGACGGGCGCGCCAGATGGCCAGAGCAATGGCTGTGACTGTGGTTGCATTACGTTAGTCCTGTTTCATGCTTCGTCAAATTCGCGGGCCTTTCGCCATTCAATGTTTATGGTCATGAAAGATTTGTACCAGATATGATCCAGGCCGTCGTATCGGTCTTCAGCGCCGTGCAACAGCCATATTGCGCCAATGTGCGCGAGCCCGTGGTGCCCGCACCCGCGAGATACATGGTGTCACTGGCAATGGCGATCGTCAGAGCATTGGCGCTCAGGTTCACGAACGATATGACCGTGCCAAGCGTATAGGCCACACTAGCATTAGCTGCGATGGTGAATGTCCTGGCATTGGCGTCACTAGCCGGATGATAAATGAACTTGCCGGCGTCGCTCAGCACAGTCGTATAATTGGCGCTATTGGAATTCTCAGGAATAATGCCGGGCGTCCCAATAGCTGTGGTGACAAACGCCGTCGTCGCGATCTGCGTCGTGCTGGTCCCGACCGTTGCTGTTGGCGCAGTAGGCACACCGGTTAGCGCCGGAGAAGCCAAAGTCGCATAACTCTGATTGACAGCCGCGGTCACCAACCCCTTGCCGTTGACGGTGATGCCTTGAAACGTGCCGATATTGGAATTGACCGTTGCGAGGGTCGTGGTGATTGTAGCCGCGCCAGCGCCAGTGACATCGCCAGATAGCGTTATTGATGTCCCAGTCGCAGCCAGCACATTCGCCCAAGTCGCATTGATCCTGCCATAGATCGTCCCATCAGACGGCGCATCGGCAAGACCACCACCGCCACCGCCCCCCGACGCCGCCGCCAATTGATCGATGGCATCCTGCACATTCGTCGCAGTGAGCGTACCGCCACCGGACAATGGCACGCCTTGATCCGCACGAACATTCCGAGCTGGACCATCGGTTGATCGCAATGACTGCTCGCTATCGATCACCGGCATCACAACACCCTGATGATGTAGTTCACGCCAACCGTCGGCTGCACGATCGGATGAAAAGTACTGCTGCCGGCATCGTATGTATTGCTGTTTCCATTTGCGCCGCCATTGACTAGAACACCGGTCGTGCTGCTGCCCGTGGTTCCGCCAGTCGGTGAATTGTTGATCGTATAGTAACCAGTGACATCGGTCGTAGCGATCCCAACTGCCGGAAAATAGTTATAGGTATGAGTATGACCAGGATCGTATATGTCGGCCCTATGGTGATGTGCCGCCAGTTCTGCCACAGTCAGCTGATGGCTTTCGCTGCCGTTTGCGCAACTGGCACCGACCACTGTCATCGCCGTTCCGCATCCAGTCGAAGCAGACGTCAGCCTGCCAGCTGCAGAGCTACCCGGCATGGTGTCGAGCCCGGCAATAACGCGCCCGCGAAGATCGATCACCTGAAATAGACCGGCCGAACAGATACCCGGTGCCGGGCTGCCGATCAGGGCCCAATAGGTCGCGTAAGTCGTAGTCGAGATGCACTGACCATTGGCGAAAACATAGCCAGCTGGCGCCACCGTGCCTGTATACGCAATGACGCTACCGAGCGGCGTACCGCCACCGCCGCCGCTGCGCACGATCCACGAACTGCTTGCCGCCTGATATAACATGATCGTCGGCACGCCAGCCGATACAGTAGCTGGGCTGCCGGGCGATGAGACAATCGCCTTCGCCGCTCCTCCATCAGCCGCAAGCGTCGGGCTTCCAGAGCTATTGACGTTGAACGTGACGCCAATAACCATCCCGTCATTCGGTGGATCTGGAAAACCTTGATTGGTCGTAACGGCAAAAGCGGTCGGGCCGCCAGTCGTCTTTAATGCGCCAGAGGTATCGGCCGCCTGTTCGGCTAGCCGCGCCATCATCGCGCGGGCGCTGTCGTTCACGACCGATGGCGGCATTCCTTCTATGAACGATATCGATGGATCAGAATTCCCGTTCTGGGAGGCTGTCATACTCCATTGCCAGAAAGCTGCGCGCGCCTGCTCGATCCCATATTGCATGCTCAGCGAGACCGCAGCGATCAAACTGATAAGACCGAGAGCCTTAAGCATCCGCTTCATGTCGCTTGCTCCGGTGGTGATGGCGGCGTGAGACCGAGGGTGCGGTTCATCATCGCCTGTGACAACATCCGAGCCCGCATCATCGCAGGCGTCATCATTGGCTGTATGGGCGCCATCGGTGGCAATGAGGGTGGGGCATTGGCCTGTTCCTGCTGAGCGATCCTGTCTTGTATGTCTTTCATCTGGCCCGCAACATCAGGTCCCTGTGGCTGCTGTGTACCATCCTCGGTCTGATCGGTCGACTCTGCTTCTGCGACGGCCCCCGGCTGTCCCGGCTGTGCTGTGGCATAGCCTCCTGATGGCGACATGCCACGCGTGCCAGCAACAGACTGGAACGGCGCCATAGCCTGACCGCCCATTCGCGCCACCTTGTCTTCCATATTCCGTCGCCAACCCTCCTCAAACGACTGCGGCGTCTGCAACGAAGCTTTCATATTCTTCTCAAACGGGTTGCCGGCAATATTCGACATCTGCCCCTTAGTATAAAACCCTGCGCCCTGCTGATGCATCATGTAGGTCTCGATCGGCGTCGGATCGCGACCGAAATGAGCCCTGAACTCGGCGGCATTGGCTTGCGCATAGCGCGCGGCCGCCATCGCATTGTCCATCGGGTTGTAGATGTCGCCTTGGCCATGATCATGCCATACACCGTGGCCAAGCTGGTACAGGCCTTTGAATTGCGTGGCATTGCGCATGTTACTAAACGGGTTTACGCCGCTCTCGATCTGGGCAACAGCGCGCCAATGTGCCGGATCCATCCCAGCTATGGCAGCCGTCCTGTTGATCGCGTCATCCACACTCGAATAACCCTGAGCATCATCCATGATCGTCCGCCTCGTCTTTATCGTCTATCTGCTCGTCATTATCGGCGTCATTCATTTGTGGCATCGCTTCACGGTGTGGTTTGTTAGAGAAGAAGGCATTGTGCCCGGTCTCTTTCTCTGTGCTGCGCTCCTTCTGATCGCATGCCTGCCTTATTGGAATGCGAACGACTGATACCCTACTGGGATGACTGATCATCCTGCCGCGTCAATTGCGGGAACGTCATCGCACCTATCTTGCCAGGATAATATGCGCCCTGCCGTGGAAAAGGTGCACGCTGGCCCAAGAACAAGTCCTTTGCACGCCGCGTTTGCCGCCACGTCGCGAGCTTATCAATAGCCTCCGAAGCCGCATGGCCCGCGCTATAGTGAGCCCCGATGCCGATCAAGCCATGCCCGAGCCCCAAACCAGTGATCGCCATCTTGATCAAATTCTTCGTCATGCCTCTCGCAGTTTCCATGTTCTCATAACCCGAACGCGAATAGTTCACGGTGCCTTTCACAGGAACTATCCGTCGATGCGCCTCACCGATCGACTTAAGCACCAGCTTCTCATTGGGTGTCAGCATCTTGTCGGCAAGATCAGTGTCGAGAAAATTACCGATATTGTTAGCGATCTTCTGATGACCCCATTTGGTAGTACCCTCGACTTCTTTAGTAACCTCCAATAGCTTGGCGAGCTTGAGCCTCGCCCATGTGTCGGCATTGCCGCTGTTGACCAATGCATCCCGCAACGCTTCTGCGACTTTCCCGCCACCCGCTTTATCCAGCGTCGCCAGCAGCTGCTCGCCCGTCATGCGCACGCCACCAATCCGACCCGTCAGCTTGCCAATGATATGCTCAGGCGTATCCTTGACCGGATCGATGTCCGCAACCCTGCGCAGGTCGCTGGCATGCTGCCGCAGCCGCGTCTGCTGGCCCTGATCGTACACCGCATCCGCCAACTGCCGGTGAGACAGCATCTTCTCGATCCGCTGCGCCTGCTGCACAAACGGCACCGGCTTGCCACCGGCCGGCGTTTCAGTCAGATGCTTGATCATGCCACTTTTGATCTCCCCCCATTCCGGACTGTTGGCGCCGAACACCCGATCACGCAAGTGGTTCAGGATCGGCACCGCATTGCTGGCGAACGGGTTGTCAGGCGTGCCAAACAATGTGCTGACGATCTTTTCCGGCTGCATTTCCTGACCAGGGTATTTGCCGATCACATTTTCCATAAACTTGCCGACAACATCGCCCGTTCCCTTTCGCGAGAATGTCTCGCGTTCTTGTGCATGAGCCGCCCGCGCCGCTTGCAGGGACGATAGGATGTCATCTGCATTGCCTGTAAGCAGACCACCGTCAGTCGTTGTCCTTTCCAACCAATTCTGAAATTCGTCTGTAATGCGACCAACCGCGCGCGCATCCGTGTAAACGCCGCTCGATCGTGCCTCCGCATTAGCCAACCGCCGATAGATCACTAGTTCCTTGAGGATATTGTTCATATCGTCTGGTGTGATCGCCCGCGGTGGAGGCTGCCCTGGAGCCCGAGCCTCGTTCGTAAAGCGAAGACGTCCAACCTCGTCATCGATCATCTTCAAAGCAGCAGAGCCATACTTTGTCGTAAGGGGATCAAGCCTAACCCGGTCTGCACCAGGAGCCGTATCCAATGCCGTACGAAGTTCATTGCCGACACTGACCAACCTGCTTGGATCATAGCTGCCTGGCTGCCTACGGAAGTAGTCATAGGCGCGGTTGGTGGCATCCCGCGCAGTCCTGAACAGTCCGCGAATGCCTCCGCTAACCGTATCGCCGACGTCCCGAGCCGCCGTCGCCGCAGGCGCTGCACCACCGACCGCCGCCGCAGGCGCTGCACCGCCAACATCTCGGATCAGCTGCTCGGTCTGCTGCTGAGCCGCGCCGGCGCGCGCAGCCTCGGCTGCTGCCCGCTGGTCCTCCATCTGCCCGATGTCGAAAGCCGCCCTGTTGCCAGCCTGCAGCGGCGTCATGCCGGCCGATCGCCCCGAGGGATCGATATAGTCGTGAAGGGTCTGATGCGCGGCCTTCATGGCCGCGTCGGTCTGCGCTTCAGCATCCGTCGCGGTCGGCACCTGCGTGCCGATCATCCTCTGCTCTTCGGCGCTGGTCGCCGGGTTTTGCGTAACCACTGACTCACGAACCGGTATGTTCTGTATCTCTCCAGTCGGCGTTGTGACCGGGATCGTGTTGGGGGCGCGCGGCCGCGGCACCCACATTCTTCGCGCGGCATCCCAGATATGCCCGGCTGCCTTGCCGATCAGCACGCCGCCTACCCCGCCACCTAAGCCCCTGAGCGCCCCTTCCTTGGGGTCCTCACCGCGCAGATAGGCGTCAACAGCGCCTATGGCAGCATTAGAAGCCCCACCCATAATTGACGCGGGGACAACATCGCCAGTCATCCCGAGCAGCCTGGCAGGCCCTGCAAACTCGCCAGCAAACATGTACGGGAGCGAACCGATAGCAGCGCCTTCCACCTTGCTCCTGATGGGATGCGCCTGCCGGTAAGCATCAATGCCAGCCCGTATCTGCGCCAGGTTCTGAGCCTGCGTGCCACCCTTAGCTTTGGTTCGAAGCCACGCTGCAGCTGGAGCGGCATAGGCGCCGATCCCCGGCAGATCTTCTGCCGCGGAGATCGCCGAATAGTTGCTTCCATCGCCCTGATCTGGAGCCGGAGCCTGCGTGCCGGCATAGTGTTGAGACATCGCCGAACTAATAGTGTCCTGCGGCGTGTCATCCGGAAAATTGAACTTCGACTGATCTGGCCCAATGATAGTGATGGTCATTGTGTAAATCTCTTGGTAGTCGGATCCCAATTATAAGTGCTGCCCGGCTTCACCACCTGTATTCCTCTTGCAGCCGCGTCAGCCTTAGCTGCCTCTTCGTGCATCTTGTCTCCTCCAACCATCCGGTCGACCTTCTTGCCGGTCTTTAGCCCCTCGATAACATCCTCAATATGCGCAATTTGCGCCCGCTCCTTGTCAGTCACGAAATTCGCGCCTTTCGGCCAGTAGCGGGGATCATCCCCATATTTTCGGTCGCGATCGGCTTCAGTCTCTTCGAGACCACCCTTCAAAAGGTCAAGCATACCCTCCAGGGAGCCGGCTGCTCCCTGCCTCGACTGGAAGATATCAGAAAGATATCCCTTCATCATCGCACGCTCATGGACACCGCCCGACCTCGTGCCTGACGTGAGCGCACCGACTTCGCCCGTAAGGCCCTGACCGGTTACACCGACCCTATGCTCAAGGCCTTCCATCTCGCTGCTTTCCGCTTTCAGCCTGTTAAGACCATGAGCCACCCTCTTCCAAGGGAAGCCGGACAAATGCGCATCCATCATATCGTCAGCAATGCTGACAAAGTGATCCAAGCCCTGCCCCAAACTGAAAGCTCTCAGACCGGCGCCTTTTGTTGTGCCACCAAGCTCACTTTCATAGGCTTTGCGAGCGTTGATGGCGACAGGATCATATTGTTGACCGATGCCGGCGCCATATAGGCGAGCAAATGACTCAATACCCTTGCCATACGCCTGACGTCCCGCAGGGTTGAACATTCCAGCTAGAGCGGCTTTTATGTCACTCTGCACAACAGGTGAAAATTGGTTGAGAAATTCATCGGCAACCTTGTTCTGATCAAAGTTCTGCTCGTTATATCCCGGTGCGAAGAAACCAAACCCAGTGCCACCAAAAGACCGTGGCGCATTTTGATCTCCCAGCTGTTGTGGCTGGCCGCCCGTTTGCTGAATGTTGCTTCCCGCAGGAGCATTGGGCAGGGTTGGTCCAGTAGGCGACGGAGCGCCACTACCAGTGCCACCACCCCCGCCTCCACCGACACCACCGCGACTACCCGGTCCCTCGTCGAGATAGAAATGATCTGCCGGGTTCTGCGGATCAACCATTATTACTCGTTTGGTCGGGCCAAACATACCAGGCTGCTCGACTTCCACCTTCTCATACTTAGTCGGGCTTGCAAACTTCGTCATCAACGAGTCAAAAAGCTTCGGGTTGGTTGCGCCAGCCAGAGCAAGGTTGTGAGCCTGCTGCGGATCCATGCCGCTGTTCTGCAGCGAAGAGAGCAGCGCGTTGTAGCTTGCTTGCATGCCGCCCTGCTGCTGCTGCATCGCGATGTCTTGCTGGATCGCCGGGATCGAATAAGCAGCCGCTCGCCCGATGCCCTGATGCAGGCCTGGCGCCCCCGACATACCGGCGCTGATCGCCAACAGCTGGTTCTGGTGCTTACTTAACCAGTCGCCAATGCCGCCAAGAATGCCAGCTGCATTGAACGGAGACTGTGGAGCAGACTGATCCGACATAACCGTCTGCCGCGCAGCAGGCGAGACCGCCGACGGAGGCTGACCAGTCGTCGTCGGGGTGATAGTAAGAGGAGCACCAGGCGCAGTATGCGGATCATGTACGCCCAGCCGCTCGCCTTCCGTTATGTCCCCGGTCGAGCCATCGACCTCGCGAGATGATCCCGCCACACCTTCCGGTCCCAGCTGAGAAGTCTGCTGCTCAGGCTGCCCTCCTACTACACCTTCCGGTCCCATCTGAGATGTAGCAGCTGTTGCAGGTGTCGATGGCAACAGCCCTGCACTGGGCGACCAGAAAATATTTTGCCCAGGCTTCGCTTCGGAAAACGCTTTCAGGTTCTCTCCGATCTTACGGAAAGGCTGACTTTCACCGATCCTGCGCAGAACCGCGCTATCACTTGTCTCATCAGGAGAATAAATACCGAGAGGGTTACGATCCACTGGCGGCAAGGATGGCCAAGACAAGGAACGCTTGTCTGTCTCCTCCGGCCTTAATTCAGTCGGTGTTTGTATAGGAAGATCCGGAGGCCGCCGCGGTGGGTACGGCTGCGCTGTGTTAAAACCCTGCAAGTTTGCACCGAGCGTTGCAACACCTCTCCTAAGCGGCGGCACCCATGGCGACCCACCCACCTCGCCTTGGCTCAAATTGGTCGACGTCTGCTGTGGCAAGGGGGGAGATATTACTTGCGGGGGAGGATATGGTGTATTGAAACTCTGCAGGTTTCTGCCGAGCCCGGTCACGACAGGGTTCGGACCCATCTCATCCGGGCTATAGGTGCCCAATGGGTTATAATACATCCGGTTGAGAAGGTTCTCCAGATAGTTGGCCACGTCAGCCTCCAAAACCCTGTGTCCCGGTTAACCTCCGAAACCCTGTGATCCGGGCAAAATGCCTGCGCCTTGCATGATCGCCGAGCCCGGCAGTTGCGCTTGCTGTGGTGACATTGGAACCCCACCCGGTTGGTTCAGACTAGCTCTGATCATGTTCATCCAATTTATCGGGTTGAGCTGTCCCAACGGCGAGGTCTGCGGGTTGAACGGATAAGGCTGTGCCGGCGTCGGCAGCTGCACCGGCGGCTGCTGCAGCCCGGCCTGCTGTGGCGAGAGGATGGACTGCTGGCCTGGCGGCGGAGCCGCGGGCCCGTATTGCGGGCTGTAAGGCGATCCAGGCAGTCCCTGTTGGCCCGGAAGCGGCGGCGGTCCCTGAGGCCCACCGGCCGCGACCGTCGTATCCGGGACCGTAGCGCCTGGCGCTATATTAGCCTGCGGGGCAACGGTTGGAGCCAGCGCCGCCTTCGCCGAAGCGAGGTTCTTACCAAGCCCCTGCAACGACTTGCCCATCGACGGTGCATCTTTGATATCGGCATACGACAACGTAGGAAAATTTGCCATTGGTGGTGCGCCACTGGGCATTTGTCATCTCCTTGCGTCTTGCAGCATACCCATCGTTGCTGCCTTGCGAGTTGCGAGATTGTAGCTAACATGTTTGAGACCGGCAGGATCGGTCGCGACAGCCTGTGGTGTCTTCTTCTCGACTTCATCGGCCATCATGCCAATCTGATGCGTCGGAGATCCCTTGAAACGGAAGCTATATATTTTCTGATCGTCGTGCGTCCTGCCGATATCCTTGATGTCGGTCTTGGCCCGGCGATCGGACTTGGGCCACAGCGACCCGATCGTGCCGGCGATACCGGAAATGTCGCCGATCAAGTTCGAAAACTGGTTCTCTGCAGGCTTCTGTATGCCGGTTTGTGTCTGGTTGGCAGTGGTCGTGCCACCCATGCCGCCAAGCCCCATGGCAGCTGCCAGCCCCGGCTGGGCATTCGCGAACGGCTGCTGCTGCAATTGGTTCGCCACCTGCCATTGCGCCATGGATGGCGCCATACCAAGGCTCGGTAACAGGCCGGCACCCGCCAATGCCTGCTGCATATTGCCGCCGATGGCTTGCGCCGTGTTGATGCCGGCATTGGCCAACGTCTGGTTGGCAGTCATGAGGTTGCCAACATTTCTGTTGTACTGGTCTTGAATGAGCGGCGCCTCACCTTGTGCCAGACCGAGCGCGGCTGTTTTCGCTTCGCCTCCCGCACCGCTCGGCTCGCGTCCCGCAGCGGCATATTGCCCCTTTACCGTATTCATAATGTTCTGGTTCAGCGTATTGAGCGCTTCGCCAAAACCGGGGGTACCGTAGGGGTTTAAGTTTGCAGGGTTGGCAAGACCGGACAAGTTGGTCTGCAGGTTTTGGTAGCTGGCCGGCAACATGCCGGCTGCATTGAAAACGCCTTGAACCGACTTCGAGGCTTGCGGAAGATAATTCGGAAGACCGCCCGCTGAAGTCCACAGGTTCTGGCCAGCTTGCTGCTGTTGACTCGTCATGGCCGGGTTGAGACCACCATAGTACTGCGCCATGCTGGTCAACAGCGGCGATGCAGTTGCCCATGGGTTCGCTGTCGTCGTGCCACTCGACGTTTGCGTGGTAGTTGCAGGCGTGGTGTCGAAAAAACCCATTGTCAGCCTCCGATCGCTGTACTCATTGTATCAGCCTCCGACCGCTGAAAAGTCGAAAAAGCGATCCATCGCCGGGTTACTGTCGTGCGTGATGATGAAGCTACCATTTAACACGGTGGAAACCCAGACCGACGTTTGTGTTGCAGCTGCACTCGCACTACGTGGTGTCAATGCGACCATCGAGGACACCGAAATAGTCGGAAAAGTCACCATCGTCGAGGTAGCATTCGGTGTCAGCTGTATCTGACCGACATTATTCGAACGCCCATCAACCAGTTCATTCACAGTCGAGACGACCGCGTAAAGATCCTTTTCGTGTGGCTGAAGCCGCCGTGCCACTGCTAACCTCGTGTACCCAAGAAACCAAGATCAGGCGACCGTGTTCCTCTGTATGGGAGGACCGGCGGCACCGGCTTGGCCCCCGGTGGAAGCTCATCTTCTTCGTCACCTCTTAGTGCGTGATACCAGTCTCGGTAACGTGTTTTCCTTTCATCAGTTTGCTGCTGCGCATGCTGCGCTACTGCAGGCGCCGCCCCGATACCGCTATCTTCGAATAGGCTCATTGGTTTGGTCAGCAATTCGCGGCGCAGACTGTCGGGAATATCCATGTGATAAACAGAATAAGCTTTCGGCTCAAAAGGTTGTCGTCTCTCCTCGTTTGGTAATTCACTGCGCACAACCTGCACGCCATGAGCCTTGCCGATCTTGTTGGCCTGGTCGACACGGCGGCGGTTGTAATAGTCGCGAATGCCTTTGTCGGCTTGGATCGCTTCAGCCCGCTGATCCGGGGCTAATTCCGATATATCACGACCTTGGTCGCGCAGCATCACCAATGGGTTGGTGGTATTTTCCTCACCTGCCGTCCACGAAATACGCGGATAGCCTTTTTCTGCAGCCTCACGCAATTGATCATGCAGCGCGAGACGCTCCCAGCCAGTGCCCGCGAATGGAGCGTTCGGCACAACATCCTTACTTTGCAAACGGCCAATTTGATATCGAAGCGTTCCGATCTGGTTATTAAGATCGTCCAAGTTTGCCATATATCTTGGATCGTTCTGATCCAACTGGTCACGCTGTCGTCTCAGATCATCCCGTTGTTTTGACAAACCTGCTACTTGTGTATCGATGTCTTTAGCATATCCCTTATCCCGTCCCTGCTGATGCCAGTCGCTCTGGTTCTCTTCATCGTGCAGACTGCGAATTGTTTGTGGCCACACCTCATTTGGCATGTTGCGACGTAGATCATCCTCCTGAGCCCGCAAAGCCTGCAATTTGTCCTGTAGCGGCTTCATTTCTGGAATATTTTCCGCCGCCTCAAACTGTCGCCTCACCTCTCTCGCATCAATCCTTCCCTCACTATAATCCTGCCTGATCCGATCATCATGTTGACGGCGTATTCCATTGATCTGTCGCGCAACCTCTCCCTGTTGCTGTTGAATATCATCGTTCTGCTGCAACATTCTTTCACGCTGAAAGTTCTGTGCCGCCTGCTCTGGCGTTAATGGCTGATCGAAAGAACGATCAGTAGACCGCCGATGAAACAGCACATTCGGCTCATCCCAATGGCTGCCATGTTCTCTAGTGAAATTGTCACCTGATGTCGGCATCTGGATTAGCCGCTCACGATAGTTCTCGCCACCGGGAAGCTTGTATTCCTCATATTCTGGTACTTGAAATGATGAATTTAAAGAACCATTGCGTTGTAAATATTCATAATACTCTTTTGGGTTATCCCATAGCGCAGCGTCTTTAGCGCTTAGATCATCATACTGATCCTTGATATTGTATTGCTGCTGTGCCGTCAGATCTTCCCACGACTTATTACCTTTCTCAATTCTGTTGAGTTGAACCGGGTTCGCTTGAAGATGCTCCTCGATCCCAGTACGAGATATCTTGGTGTTGCCCAACCCTTCCAATGCCGGCCCAAGCTCACGCCATTGTAATTCTTCAGGCTTGGCGCCGAACCGCTTCAGCTGGTTGAGCCATTGCAGCCCGGTCAATTCCTGCGAGGGAATACGAGCAAGCGCGCTTTCAATGCCTGTCGTGTATTGTGGCGCATGCGCTGCAGTCGAGATCGCCATACCGGGTTGGCCGGTGTCGGATAATAACTTCCTACCCATGACGCGAAGATCAAGCCCCGGCGCAGCCGCCCTTTCTAGCGCGCTTGCCCCGCCGCCGCCTGCTAAGCTTGCCAGATCCACAGAACGTTGGATCGGCTCATCAGATGAATGGCCGCTCGGCCCCCACATTGACACCCTGCCAGCATAGACATCGCTCGGCAATGTGGCTCCGCTCTTGATCACCTCATCAACACCTCGCACCAGGTTCTGGCCTGTGGACGTCGCAAGTCTGCCGAATGCTGTACCAGGAGATATCTGCGGCCCCGAGGGGATCAGCGGCGCCCCAACATCTGGAAGGTTGTTACCGCCTCCTTGTTGCGGCCTAGGGCCAATATCTGGCGATGCTGGGACCGGTGCCGACGACGTTAACGCATGAAACATCGGATAAAGCGATGGATGCTTGATCGCCGACCACATCGTCGACAAGCCGCTCGGCCGATCAGCATCCTGCTGGGCGGCAAGGTTTTCCAGCGCCTCCTGGTCCTGCCGGTCATTGCTCGGTGCCAGTGTGCCAAAGCCGGGCATCAGCGATCTCCCGCTATTTCGCTCTCAGGCTGCGCGCCACGCACATAGGTCCAACTCGATCCCGCCGTAATGCGCACCCGCATGCGCTGGTAGCGGCTCTCGATCGGATCGATCGGCGCCATCCCCATGTCATCAATCAGATTCTCTGCGGTGTAGAGCGGGAGACTTTGCGGCGAATTGCGGTAAGAGACCGAGCAGTACACCTGCGTTGCATCGGTGATCGGCCGCATCGCATTGGTGAACAGCATCTTGCCCTTGCCATCCGCCTCGCCGGTTTCCAATGTGGCCTCCAACGTCGGACCATCGAAAAAGTTAAGCGCATGGTTGGCATCGAAAGCCGACAGCTGCGCGATAGCCGCCTTAACAATGCTGTCGAAAGAAAATGACGGCTTCACCATGCCGCCCATGTCCGGATAGGTCATGGCCTCGATCGAACCGCCGATCGCACCACCGGACACGTAAGGATGCACGAAGGTCGAGCCAATGAGATCGGCATGGGTATCGTCAATGATGTTAAAGCGCCAAACGCCATTGGCTTCGATCGTACCCTGAACCCCCTGCACCGTCGCGAAGGGCTGCGCTGCAAGGCTGAAGCTGGGCTTGACCACAGCGTCAAGCGTCAGCCGGATCGCTCCAGCGCCGTTATCCTGCGCATTCTGTACGTATAATTGCTCAAGTGTGTATGTATCCAAATTTTCCAATGTCAGACCGGGCTTTGCCAATGAAGCGATGAACTCGCCAGTGACATTAACCCGCGTCCATTTGTTGAGCACATAGTCATAGACCAGCATGCGGTTGAACTGCCCGAACGCCCCGCTGAGCTTGGTCTTGTAAACCCAATAGACACGCGTCGCTGTCGGACCCACAGCGCCAATGATCAGCTGCAACTGAGAGGAGTCAACTTCATTGAAAAAAGTGATATTGACCTTATCCTTGCCGATGTCGACAGGATCGGTAGTCGAGACGATCATCCTGAACCCGGCCGCACTCAGATAGAACACGCGGTTGCCGACGTTCATGACCGAATATTTGGCATACAGCACCTCCTGCGTCGAAAAGCGATAAAACTGGAAGATCGCCACGCTGCCGGCCGCATACGTCATCGAACGGATAGACTGCTCCTGAAAGATCGTGCCATAAGCATCGCCGCCGCTCACTACCAAAGTCGAGCCACCATCCGGGAAGTCCTGAAAGTCCGATAGCCCACTGCCTGAGTCCCATTTCTCTGGGTCATCAAGGTCGCTCCATTGCACCCGCTGAGCACTTTCTTGCAGTGCTGTGAGCACCACGAAAAACCCGATGATAGCGACCCAACCGGCAAATGGTGGGTTGCCGTCAAGGTCCACGAACGAAGTCGATGTCGACTGCAAAAGCTTCTGTGGCGGAACATTCTTCTGCACCGCGATAATGAGATCGTTGAACTGAGCAAACACCCAATTGTCGTCGATCGGAACGGCGCCATAGGACACGCCGCCCTTCGACGCCAAGGTCCACGACAGATCAACCTGGTTCATGATGTAAAGATCAGTGGCAGTGCCAGCCACGATCGTCACCGTGCCATCAGCCTTGCGGCCATAGAAGTAGCCACGACAGGGACCGGGCAATGACTGCGTGTATGATGTCATGCTCTGGATAGGGCCGTATCCATCGCTCTTCGGCACGACATTGAAGATCACCTGCGAGTCCGCCTGCCCGAGCGGCGAGATGTCAGGTGCATAGTCCGGAAATGGTATCGTGTCGGACATAATTCATCTCAAAAGCTCATTGGACGCACCCGCCCTAGCGTCGATGTGATCTTATTGCCTTCGCGTTTCAGCTCAGTGAATGCGCGATAGGCCTCACCAGGCTGCGGGTCCGGATAGGGCGACATCGCAAGTGCCATCTGTTGGTTTCGCGTGACGTGTGTCGCGACCTCAAACTTCGCACGAGATCGGATCAGCCGCTCAGCGTTCTGCGGCGTCATCCAAACATTGTTTTCCTCGACGTCTGACGATGGCGGCGGCATTGCAAGATGGCAGCCGATCCAACATTTATAGGCCGCCACCGGGACCGGATAGAGGATCAGCGTATTGCCTTCATATGCATAGCTCGTCGGCAACCCGAATTGCGTAAAAAGCTGAATGTTCAGGTGCTGGCGTTCCGGCGTATTCTGCGACAGTTTCATCAATGTATTGCCAATTTGAATGTTGATGTAGTCGATCATAAACATGGTCGAGATGGCTGGGCAGTCGGCCGTCGAATAAGTCGACTGAGATGGCACCGTCATGAACGTAGTCGGCATCGCCGGATCGATCTCATTGAAGCGAAAACGGTGCTTCTGATACTCATAGATCGCCGTATCGATCGCATTGCGGATCGCCTCGGCATTCGGCCGTGACTGAGTTGCCGTGCCGCGCGCACCGGCCAGATCAAACCGTGCTCCAAGCTCAGCCGCGATCCGAAAGATCATGGTCGTGAGATCAGACACGATGCCAACGCCAGCAAAGCCGGCGCTAAACCCTGGACTAAAGGCGCGATCGGTATCGCTCATTGTATTCTCATTGCAGTGCCACTCATTGTATTCTCATCGCCGTCACTGTGCTGTCTTTAGAATTGCCGGTCGTATTGAACGCGATCTTGCCGGTAGTTGCGGTGATATCCTTGCAGCTGATCCTGATGTTGCCGGCCGGCGTTGCAAGAACGCCAGATAGTGATATCTTGGTCGTGGCCGCCGCAGTGATCTGTGCAGCAGCGCTAGAGATAACTGTCGTACCATCCCACAACTTGCAGTAAAACGTCGCCGCAGCCGTGTCATTCAGCGTCACCGTCCCACTCGCAAACCATGTGCCACTGACGCCCTGTGCCACGCTTGGTCCATCGAAGTAATTCGCAGTGTTTGTAAGTGAAACATCCGCACCGAGAGAATTGACAACAGAAGTCAATGATACCGCGCAGGTACCCGTGCTTGTGATCACGCCACCCGATAGGCCGGTGCCACAGCCGACCGACGTCACAGCCGGCGGGATGGTCGGCTGACCCCACGCCGGAATGCCTGTTGCATTTTCAGAGAGGAAATTAGTCCCAGAATTGTTCCCCGGGATCGTGACCCAAGCGCTGCCATTATAGTAGGCGACATCACCGGCGCGAGTCGGCGTCGGGAATGCAAGGCTAGCAAGGTTGCTCGCCCACGACGGAACACCGCTGCTGCTTTCCTGTAGAACTGCAGTTGACGTATTGTTGCCGGGAATGGTGACCCAAGCGGTCCCATTGTAATAAGCAACATCGCCGGCTCGGGTCGGCGTGGGAAACGCAAGGCCGCTGAGGTTGGTGACCCATGAGGGAACGCCTCCACCCGTCTCCTGCAGCACAGCCGGCGTTGTATTATTGCCAGCTAACGTAACCCACTGTGTCCCGTTCCAATAGGCGATGTCTCCCGTCCGGGTGATCGGGGGAAAGATATTGTTAGCCGCACCAGACTGTGTAGTCGCGCCTGTACCACCTCCAGCGAGCCCAAGCGCGACTGAGCAGACGTTGGTGAGACCGGTGGTGCCGAAGTAACAGGCATGGCTGTTGGCCGTGAGCGGCGATGTCGGCAGCATCGAATAAATGACATTATTGAGAAACTGACGCAGAATGGCCGGCGTGATGCCACCCGCGGTCTGATCGGGAAATTGCGTCTGCACGTCATTGAGAAGCTGCTGTTGCGTACAGGGCGCCGTGCATGTCGGGGTCGTCTGAGCTTCGCAGACAGACAGCCATAGCGTGGAAAGCAGGATAGCAAGAAGTGCTCGCATACGCGCCTCCTCCGCGGTAACCGCGGCTGAACCGCGCTACCCTATAATACAATACCAGCGACCAGTAGACGTTGCCGACCAGCATGATGCGCTCTTCAATGCTGCAACGGCCATGGCCGCACCAGCACTCGCCGCAGCACCACCACTGACGATAACGTCGGTCGCTGCAAACGGAAACACGTTCATACTGTTAGCAGTGTTATTGACTACGATGATGTTTAACGCCGCATCCACATTGGTTGGCGCCCCCAAGGCTGTGATCGATGGCATCTTTACACTATCGCCGATCGTCGCAACGGTCGTAACCAAGGTAAAACCGGCTGTGATCTGATAGGAATTAACCTGGGTGCCCGATGCCGTCGCGGTCACACCAAGATCAGTCGACAACGCCCGTATCCCCACCTGGCTGATGGAACGCTGCTGCGAGGTATCCCGGCCGCTGATAGTCAGCGCCAGTGCCGCCGAAGCCAGAACACCCACCAGGCCCAAAACGATGCCACCACGGACGCCTAAATTAAGCAAACGCTTCATGGTCCTGTCCCTCGCAAAAAGAGGCTAGGCGGAAGAGGAGCCACCGCCCGGCCCAAGGCTGGGAGGTTACGACTGCCATCCGCCCTCGTATTCGATGACGACAATGGCTTGTCCTGCCGTCGGTGCACCTGTGGCGTTCCATACCGCCTGCGGCAGCACATCGCCTGCCGCCGTCAACGACCGCCCCATACCACGGGTAATAGAATTGACCACCACCGCCCCGGTCCATCCTACGTCGCCCGCCGCAACGATGTTGTTGTATGCCGCGCCAACAGTACCAACCGTCACCGTGGGCGTGGTGCCATTGAACGCTGTCACCACCTCCACCGAAACGTTCAGAATATAAG